TACTGATCAGAAATTCGTATTAGAGATAACCAGACTAGCAACTGATGGTACTTTTAATGCTTGTAGTATTCTTTTAGGTGCTGCTGCAAAAACAGCTAAAATTCTAGGATATGCAAAAATACAAACTACTACTTTGCAAAAAGAATCAGGTTCTAGTTTAAAAGCTGTTGGGTGGGAGTATAAAGAGTCATCTCATAATGGCTCTGGTTGGAATACTAGAGATAGGAATGTTGATTGCACATACGAAAAAAAAATAAAATGGTGGAAAGATTTAAACCCTAAACCAGAAATTATGCCTATATCAAAATATAAAAAGAATGAAATTAATACTAGGTGATTGTTTGGCAGAAATGCCAAAGTTACAGGATAATTCAATAGATTTAATTTTAACTGATCCGCCTTATGGAACAACACAATGTAAGTGGGATAGCATCATTCCATTTGATTTAATGTGGAAAGAACTTAAAAGAGTTATTAAAGACAATGGTTGTATTGCATTATTTGGTAGTGAACCTTTTAGTAGTTTCTTAAGAATATCAAATATTGAATGGTTTAAGTACGATTGGTATTGGAATAAAAAACAAGGAACTGGATTTTTAAATTCTAAAAAATATCCTTTAAAAAACATAGAAACTATTTCGGTATTTTGTAAAAAACCTCATAAGTATAATCCACAAATGAGAGTTGGGAAACCTTACACAATTAAAAAAGGTGGAGGAACATCAATTTATAATAAAGACAGTAAATTAAATATTGTTACTGAAAATAATGGAGTTCGTTATCCATTAACATTAATAGAATTTAATAGAGATAAAAATAAAGTACACCCAACACAAAAGCCAGTACCTTTACTAGAATACTTAATCAAAACCTACACACTAGAAAACGATACTGTTTTAGACTTTACAATGGGTTCAGGCAGTACAGGTGTTGCTTGTAAGAACTTGAACAGAAATTTTATAGGAATAGAGAAAGACAAAAAATATTTTGAATTAGCAGAAAAACGAATAAATGAAACATAAGGAATATGTATGGCTACAAAAAAAGATGCAGACCCAAAACTAACGAACCGGCAAATTCATAATGCCAGAGGCTTAGTTGCAACCAGGCTAACTAAACTTCTAAACAGAGAGGCTAAGATAGCTTTGGGTGAAATAGAAGCTAATGCTACACAGGTTAATGCTTTAAAGAATCAGATCGGCAGATTAATGCCTCAGTTATCTGATATTACCTACACAACAAATGATATGAACAATTCAGAGATTGAAACTGAATATAATGCTTTAATGGCAAAAGCTAAAACTAAAGTAACAGATGATAAGGTAGTGGATATAAAATCTAAAAAGACAGGTTGACAAAAGTTTATTCTCTTACTATACAAATAAATGTTATCTATCGAAGAAAAGAAAAGGCTAGTTGAACTACACACTCAATTAGAGGAACACAAGAATAATAATAAATTAAGTTTCTATCAGCCTTACCCCTATCAAAAAAGATTTCATAATCTCGGTAAAAAGAATAACCAGAGATTACTCATGGCAGCAAACAGAGTAGGCAAGACCTATTCTGGTGCAGTAGAACTATCATATCACTTAACAGGACTATACCCTGAATGGTGGAAGGGAAAGAAGTTTGCTGAACCAATTAGAGCTTGGTGTGGTGGTGAGTCGAATGAAACAACGAGGGATGTATGCCAGAAAGAATTATTCGGCCAACCAGACGATCCATCGTCTTTCGGCACAGGAGCTATTCCCAAAAGTTGCATAGTGGACAGCACAAGAAAACCCGGAGTGCCAAACGCATTTAACTCGGTCATTATCAGACATGTTTCAGGTGGAACATCAAGAGTAGGTTTTAAGGCTTATGAAATGGGTTATCAGAAATGGATGGCTGAGAAGTTACATGTAATATGGTTAGATGAAGAACCCGATCAAAGCATCTATTCACAAGCGGTAACTCGTACCGCAGATACAGGTGGATTAGTCTATATGACATTTACCCCTGAGTCGGGTGTGACTAATGTAGTATCAAACTTCTTGCATGATATAAAAAAAGGACAAGCCTTAGTACAAGCTAGTTGGGATGATGCTCCTCATTTAGATTCAGCGACTAAAGAGCAAATATTAGGTGCGTTACCGGCACATGAAAGAGAATTAAGATCCAAAGGGATACCAGTATTAGGTTCAGGCTTAGTCTATCCTGTTCCCCCTGATGATATAAGAATTGAGCCGTTTAAAATTCCTTCCTATTACAAACAAATATGTGGATTGGATTTTGGATGGGATCACCCCACAGCAGCAGTATGGATTGCACTAGACCCTGACTCAGATATTGCATACGTCTATGACGTATACAGAGAAAGAAAGGAAAGTCCAATTATTCATGGTGCTGCAATTAAAACCAGAGGAGAGTGGATTCCTGTCATGTGGCCTCACGATGGCATGAGACAGGATGGGCAAACTTCAGGCATTACCCTTGCTGACCAATACAGAAGGCAAGGTATCGCCATGCACTACGAGAAGTTTTCTAATCCTCCTGCTCCCGGTCAGAAAGAAGGACAAGGTGGTAACTCAATAGAGCCGGGTATATTTGAAATTATGACAAGGATGCAAACTGGAAGATTTAAAGTCTTTAGTAATTGTCCTTTATGGTTTGAGGAATTTCAAATGTACCACAGAAAAGACGGCAAGATTGTTGCTGAACGAGATGATTTAATGTCTGCTACAAGATATGCCATGCAGAGTTTACGCTTTGCAAGAACAGAAGAAGTTAGATTGCGAAGTGAAACCGCAGATTATGATTTTGACCCTTACGGAGAATAGTTATGGCAAAAGAAATACTAAAAGGCATATTTGGTGGCAAACCAAAAGTTGAAACGCCTCCATTAGTACCACAAAAAAAGATTACTTCAGATGCAACAACAGAAGCCAACAAAACACTTGCTGATGCACGAAGAAAAAACATGGGTTACTTGTCAACGATTGCTACCTCGTCTACAGGCTTAGGTAGTAGTGAAAATGTAAACACTAAAACTTTATTAGGATAAGTATGAGCCATTTTAAAAGATTATCTAATCTAAAGAATCGTGGTAATTGGGAAGAAAGATGGCAGCGTATCGCTGATTACATCCTCCCAAGAAAAGCTGAAATAACAACTAAGAGAGCAAGAGGTGAATCAAGAGTTGTTAAGTTATATGATTCAACAGCCATACATGCTAACGAATTACTAGGTGCATCACTTCAGGGTACATTAACTCCATCATCTGCATTATGGTTTGGTATTCAGGTGGAAGATGAGCAATTAAGAGAAGATCAGGAAGTTAAAGAATGGAGTGGTATGGCAGCTGAAAAAATGTTTGCTGCGATCAATAACTCTAATTTCCGTTCAGAGTCACATGAAAATTATTTAGACATGGGATCGGTTGGTATTGCTACTTTGCTCTGTGAAGAAAATCAGGGTAGACAAGATCAATTTAATGGACTTATGTTTAAGTCATATTTTATATCAAATATTTATCCGGCTGAAAATCAGGATGGCATGGTAGATACTGTATTTAGAAAATTTGAATGGACAGCAAGACAGGCAGAACTTAAATGGGGTAGAAATAAACTATCCGAAAAGTTAAGAGATAAAATGAAAGATAAGCCTGATGAAATGCACGAATTTCTGCATGTAGTAGAACCAAGAGATAAAAAAGGTAAGACTAAAAAGAATATGCCTTTTGCATCTTATTACTATGAAGTAGAAACAAAACATTTATTAGAAGAAGGCGGTTATCAGGAATTTCCTTATGCTGTACCACGTTGGTCGAAAGCATCTGGAGAGAAGTATGCTAGAAGCCCGGGGTTTACTGCAATCCCTGATATAAGAACTTTAAACAGAGCAGTTGAATTAGAACTAAAGGCATGGGCAAAAGATATTGATCCTCCTTTAGGAGTACCAGATGAAGGAGTGGGTGGTAAATTAAAATTAACACCTGCTGCACAAAATTATATAAGAGCAGACTTAATAGATAAAATAAGACCTTTGTTGTCTAACTCTCGTTACGATGTATCTCAATTAAAAGTACAAGACCTACGCACAAGTATCAGACAAATATTTATGTCTGATCAACTTCAGATGCAGCAAGGACCACAAATGACCGCCACTGAAGTTCAGGTCCGATTCGAGCTCATGCAACGATTAATCGGCCCAACATTAGGTCGCATGGAAATGGAATATCTTAAACCAATTCTAAATCGTGTTTTTAACATTATGCTAAGGAAAAATGCGTTAGGTGAAATACCTGAAATTCTACAAGGCAACGAAGTCAATGTTAAATTTATTGGACCAGTAGCTAGGGCACAAAGATTAAATGAAATTGCAGCTATTGAAAGATGGATTGGTTCATTAATACCTGTATCACAAGTTAATCCAGATATTTTAGATTGTGTTGACTTTGACAAAGTAGCAGAAGAAACAGCCACACTATATGGTGTGCCTGATAGACTACAACGCTCACCAGAAGAAAAAGATATGTTGAGACAACAAAGACAACAACAAATGGCACAACAACAAGCCTTACAGACAGCAATGGAAGGCACTAAAGCAATTAAAAATATAGCAGATGTCGAAATCGACTAATAAAGATTACGCAATTACGTTTGGTTCAGAGCAAGGTCGCAGAGTATTAAAAGACTTTCTTGGCTATCGTGATCGCATATCGTTTGATCCAGACCCTTATCAAACGGCTTTTAATGAAGGACAACGCTCAGTTGCTCTTAGAGTTACATCAAAAATAAAAGACTTAGTAAAGGAGGTCGAAGATGGATAGCACATCCGAAGTACAAGAGAATGTGTCCTCTGATTGGAAACAAAGTTTACCAGAGGATATTAGAAACACTCAGGTGATCGAACAAACGAAAGACGTAGAGTCACTCGCAAGTCAGTTGGTCAATTCTCAAAAGATGTTAGGTGGTAGAATACCAATACCACAATCTGATGATAAAGATGGTTGGAACGAAGTTTATCAAAAACTAGGACGACCAGAAGATGCAAATGGTTACGAGTTTAAAGCACCTGAAGGTGTACAGTTAGATGACAACCTTCAAAATTGGTTTAAACAAGCAGCACATGAATCTAATCTGACTAAATCACAGGCTAATTCTTTATATGAAAAATGGAATAATATGACAGTTGAAGTTGGACAACAACAGCAACAGGCTAGTGAAGATGCACTAAGAAATGCGAAAGAATCCCTCGACAAAGAATGGGGTAACGCATCAGAACAAAACTTATCGATCGCCAAGAAAGCAATATCAGAATTTGGCGGTAATGAATTAAGAGAATACTTAGATTCATCTGGATTAGGTAATAATCCAGAACTAATTAAATTTGCACATCGGGTTGGTAAGGAATTGTTAGAGGATCATGCAATAGGTGATGGTCGTGATAACTTAACCCTTACTCCGAATGAAGCACAAATGAAAATAGCGGATGTAATGAATAATCCAAATCATTTATATCATCCGTCTAATGCGATGAAACCAGGACATCAACAAGCTGTAGATGATATGCAGGAGTTGTTTAAAATGGCTCATCCGGAGGAAAGCTGAAAAGTCCTTAACTTGTAGTACCGAGTCCTTTCGAGGGTTGCTCACAAACAACATTCATTAATAACGAAAGGAGAGAATGGTAATGTCAACACAAATTACCACGAGTTTCGTTGAACAATACAAAGCCAACATCCTCATGCTTGGACAGCAAAAAGGTTCACGCCTTCGTGCTAGTGTTAAGAATGAAAGTGTAGTTGGTAAAAATGCTTTTGTTGAACGAATAGGCTCAACCGCAGCAGTAGATGCTGCCTCTCGCCATGACGATACACCTCGTATCGATACCCCACACTCACGCAGACGTTTAAGTCTTACGACTTCACGTTGGGCAGACTTAATTGATAACGCAGACAAAGTTAGGATGCTTATTAGTCCTGAGTCAGAATACGCTATGAACGCTGTATGGGCGATGGGTCGAAGAATGGATGATCATGTTATTACTGCTGCCTCTGGTAATGCACAAGCCGGAGTTGCAGGTGCAACTGCTGTTGCTTTACCTGCCGGTCAAAAAGTTGCAGTAAACGATCATACATACGACAGTACGTCAGGCGATGTTGGTCTTTCTTTATCAAAACTACTTCTTGCAAAAGAAAAGTTAGATCAAAGTGAGATCGATCCAGAAGCACCTCGTTTTTGCGTTGTAAACGCAAAACAAATGAGTGAGTTGCTATCATTAACCGAAGTACAATCCGCAGATTTTAATACTGTGAAGGCTCTAGTTATGGGTGAAGTAAACACCTTCTTAGGCTTTAACTTTATTAGATCAGAAAGGATTGCTACTGATTCAAGCAGCGATGACTTAGTTCTCTGCTACGCACAACCTGCAATCTGTTTAGGTGTAGGTGAGGACATCCGTGTTCGTATATCTGAAAGAGATGACAAGAATTATTCAGTTCAAGTTTTCACTCAGATGGACATAGGTGCTACTCGTGTAGAAGATGAAGGCGTAGTTGAAATCGCTTGTGATCCATAGAGAGGAGGGATAAATTATGGCCGTAACAACGCAAAAATCAGCCGAAGTTACTAACATCACAGCAAGTCCTCCTACAATGTTGGACACAACATCTTTGCATGGAAGATTACGTGTAGCGTATTTCAAACATACACAAGATGGTGCAGGTGATGCAACTTCAACAGTTGACCTTGTACAACTACCAGCAGGTAAAGGACGAGTATTAATTCGTTCTTCATTCCTTGCTAGTAGTGCATTTGGTTCTTCAAGAACTTTAGATATTGGCTATATCGCACACACAGATAATTCTGGTGATGCTGTATCTGCTGATGCTGATGCCTTTGAAGATGGACTAGATAACTCTAGTGCAACAGCAGCCTTTTTAGGAACTGGCACAAATGCAAAAGATACTTATCTTTACGACAGTAACGCAGCATTAACCATACAAGCTGTTGTAGCAGGTGGAACAATACCTGATACAGCAACACTTGAAGGTTACATCGTTTACGTTCTTGACTAAGATATAACCGCAGTTAGGGAGTATGGCAACATGCTCCCTTTTTTTAAAACATTTTTTTATGAGGAAAAAAACATGAAATGGGAAACTCCAGAATATAATGATATTCGTTTTGGCTTTGAAGTAACCATGTATATTTTTAATAAATAATGTCCTCTGAAGCTGAAATATGCTCAAACGCTTTATCCCTCTTAGGTGATGATCCGATAACTGCATTAACTGACGACTCTACTAGAGCAAGGTTATGCAATCGGTTCTACGCATCAACGAGGGATAGTGTTTTAAGAGCCTTTACATGGAACTTTGCTATTACTAGACAGGCATTAGCACAATCTACAACAACACCCAATTTTGAATTTAGTTTTCAATACCAATTACCTCAAGACCCATTTTGTCTGAAGGCACTAAAGATTGATGATGACTATGAGAAGTGGAGAGTTGAAGGTAGATTCTTATTGACTAACGCTAGTACAGTTTCCCTCCAATATATTGCGAGGATAACTGATGTTGCACAATACGATGCATTATTTACAGAAGCATTAGAGTATAGGTTAGCTGAAAAGATGGCTTGGCCTATCACACAAAACAATAAATCTGTTGAAGTGTTCAATGCACTTTACACACAGAAATTAGCTGAAGCCAGAACCATGAGTAGTCAAGAAGGCTATGGAGAAACATTCGATGCAGATGATCTGATTGTTGCTAGAGCAGAAGTTCTGTAATGCCACGCTTTTCACCAATACAAACTAACTTTACGGCAGGTGAGTTATCACCACGACTTGAAGGTAGAGTTGACTTTGCAAAATATTACAATGGTGCAAAAACATTAGAAAACTTTAATGTTTTACCTCATGGTGGTGTTAAACGTAGGGTTGGATCACATTTTGTTGCAGAAGCTGAAAACTCCGCAGAGGCATCTAGATTAATTCCGTTTGAGTTTAATGTAGAACAAGCATACATCATTGAAATGGGAAATCTATACTTTAGATTCTTCAAAGACAATGGTTCGATTGGCGAGGCTACTAAAACAATTACTGGTATTACCAGAGCCAACCCTGCCGTTGTAACAATTAGTTCTCACGGATATTTAAATGGGGATGAAGTAGATATAGCATCTGTTGCAGGGATGACAGAAGTTAATGGCAAAAGATTTATTGTAGCAAATAAGACAACCAATACATTTGAGTTATCCGGAATCGACTCATCAAGTTTTACAGCCTATTCTTCAGGCGGTACTGCTGCTAGAGTTTATGAAGTAGTCACTCCATACGCAGAGGCAGACATAAATGCAATTCAGTTTGCCCAAAGTGCAGATACAATGTATCTGACTCATCCCAGTTATGCTCCAAGAAAACTAACAAGAACAGATCATAACAATTGGACGTTGACTGAAATAACTTTTATTGATGGCCCATATCTTGATCAAAACATTACAGCTACCACGTTATCGTGTAATGCTACTTCTGGTTCAAGTAGGACATTAACGGCAAGTACCGCTATTTTTAATGCCAACCATGTAGGTGCGATTTTTTCGTTCTTAGGTGGCTATGTAACATGTACAGCTTTTGTCGATACGACAAATTTAACAGTTACAGTAAATGAAACTTTAAGCGGAACTGGAACAACCACAGAATGGTCAGAAGGCGGTTGGTCAACGCACAGAGGATTTCCTTCATGTGTTACGTTCTTTGAAGAACGACTTATGTTTGCCGGTTCAACGCATCAACCTCAGACATTATGGGGCAGTGTATCCGGAGACTTTGAAAACTTTAAAGCAGGTACAGGTGCTAGTGATGCTTTTATATTTACAATAGCATCAAATAAGGTAAACGTAATAAGATGGTTAGCACCTGCTTCAAGACTATGTATCGGTACAGCAGGTGGTGAGTTTACAGTTACATCAACAAGTGATGCACCTCTGTCTCCTACTAACGTATCTATTAAAAGACAAACGACATTCGGCTCATCCAATATAATGCCGATACAAATACGAAATGTTGTCTTATTTATACAACGAGCAGGTAGAAAGTTACGAGAGTTTTTCTTCAGATTTGAACAAGATGCTTTTGTTGCACCAGATATTACGATCCTAGCTGAACATGTTAGTGACCCAAGCATTATTGCATTAGATTATAAACAAGAGAATGATTCCCAATTATGGGCAGTAAGAAGTGATGGTCAATTACTGGCTATGACTTATGAAAGAGATCAGGATGTTGTCGCATGGAGTCGTCATATTGTTGGCGGTAACTTTGGCGAATGTACAATTACAGTAACAGACTTTGCAAATATTGCTGTTGGCACTACTCTAATTTTAACAAAGTCAGATGGATCAACTGTTACTTTTACAAGTGAATCAGTTGGAAGTTCAAGTCCATCAAGTTCTACTGGGTTCAGACCAAACACAAATAACAACACAACAGCAGATAACATATTTACAACTATTAATGCTCATGCAGATTTTACTGTTGCTAACCCTGCTGCTAATGTTGTTACAGTTTATGAGACACTAAAAAGTGGTAATGGCAAATTAACAATAGAAAGTTCCGACACCACAAGACTAGCGACAACAGATGAAGGTATTGCAGTTGTAGAATCGGTGGCTAGTATTCCAATCTCTGACAGAGATCAAACTTGGGTAATAGTTAAAAGAACTATTAACGGCACAACGAAAAGATATGTAGAATACCTAGACGAAAAACAATGGGCAACAGCCACTAATGTTCAATGGCCTGAAATGAATACAGACTCAGGATTAACATATAGTGGTAGTGAAATATCTGCCATATCCAACCTAGAACATCTTGAAGGTCAAACAGTTAAAATTATTGCTGACGGAGCATTACACCCAAACAAAAGGGTAAGTGGAGGTGCTATTACATTAGATCGAGCAGCTACAGAGATAGAAGTAGGTCTTGCTTACACTTCAACTTTAAAAACATTAAGACCAGATTCACAACAGCAACAGCAAACCTTACAGGGCAAAGCGAAAAGATGGAATGAAGTTATTGCTAGATTCCATCAGACATTAGGTGGAAAGATTAACGATGACATAATTTATTATCGTACCTCCGCAGATAAGATGGGGAAAGCACCTTCACTATTCACAGGCGACAAGCGTGTATGTAATTTAGGCTACGACAAGGACGGACATATTACAGTTGAGCAAACTGAACCATTACCAATTCAAGTATTATCAATTACAGGAACGCTAGGTGCATACGACTAAAGTAGTTAAACCATTTAAAATAGATCATGTAAAAAATTTACGCCCACACGATCAAAAATTAATACAAATAGCAGGTTTTGCAGATGATAATTCTCCTAGCTATTCTGGTTTTGTAAATGACGAATATGCTTTCTCAGCAGGAATAGTTCAGGCTTTTGGTGTTGGTACTGTTTGGGTAGTAACAACACCATTAGTAGAAAAATATCCATTATGGTTTAGCAAAGCAGTTCGTAATATGTTAAACGCAGGAACAGATTTATATAAACTTCAAAGAGTACAAGCCACAGTGTTAAAAGAAAATAAACAAGCAGTTAAATGGATCGAATTTTTAGGATTTAAAAGAGAAGGTTTAATGCGTAAGTATGTTGGTGGCGATCACTATTTATATTCGAGGGTTTCGTAAATGGCAAATCCATATGTAAAAGCAGCAATAATGGCAGGTACAGCTATTATGTCTGCTTTGTCATCTTTTAGACAAGCGGATGCTACTGAAGAGTTAGCAGCCTTAGAAGCACAACGAGAAGAAGCAGCAGCAAATGCAGAAGCATTACAACGAGAAAGGGATGCAAAAGATTTACAAAAACGACAGATAGCTGCTTTTTCAGCTAGTGGTGTTGTAAGTAGTGTAGGTACACCTTTATTAATTCAAGCAGATACTATTAAACAATCAAAAGAAGATATATTAAACATCAAACAAAACTCTTTATTTGCACAAGCAAGTTTAAGAAGTAGGGGATCAATTGGTGCAGCTAAATTAAGATCAGAGGGTACAAGCACATTACTTACTGCCGGTTCAAAAATAGCAGGTATGGATTTCCCTAGTGGGGATAGTTTAGGTAGCGTTCCTACAACAAGTAGTTCTAGTGGTTTTGGAATGGATGTGAGATACCGAGGTTCTAATACTGCAAGAGGAAATATACCTAGATGAAAATACCTTATCAATCTAATCAAAGACAGGTTATGCCCACAGGGGGTAGTGCAGAGAATATTGCACTTCAATCTACTCCCGGTCTTAATCCATTTTTAGATACTGTTGTTAAAATATCAGGTGAGAAGTTTGAAGAATCTAGAGCATTAGATATACAAAAACAACAATTAGATATTTTAAAAGATTTAAATAAATTTAATAATGATACTGAAGCATCTTTAAAAACAATAGATGATCCTATTAAATATAGTCAAGAATGGAATAATGCTCTTAAAAATAAAATAGAATCGTTAAGAGAAAATCATAATCCTGAAGTAATTGATGGTATGCTTGGGGATTTAACAAATATTGAAATGAAAATGACGAACACTATTTTTGCAAATGCTCAAACTAAACAAAATTCCATATTAGTTAATGATTTAAACAACTATATTGCAAGTGATTTAGAAAATGAAAATACTAATTTAGAAGATACATTAGTAGATATTGTATTAACAGAAACTGAAATAGATAATTTAACAGGAAGAGGCGTTCATGATATTCAAGTAGCAGAAAAACTAAAAGTTGAATATAAAAAAGATAAAATAACAAACTTATCTAATAATTTTAAAGCAGAAAGTAGAGATACAATTATAAATAAATCTCATAATAGAGATGAGGCAGCAGCATTAATACCAACATTTGTTGAAAGATATAAAAAAATACAAGAAACGGCTAATAAAGAACTTGGTATTAATACTATTTCAAAAGAGGCTGTTTCAGACTTTTCTGATAGTTTATATCTTTCATTAATTAATAAAGAAGTTACAAGTGCAATTCGATATGGTAAACCTGAAGACATTGAAAATTTAGACTTTATAAATAAATTAAGTCCTAAAGCAGCAGAAAAATTAAATAAAGATTTAGCAGGTTGGATTGATGCTGCGGAAAAACAAGAAGTAGAAAATATTGCTCCAATTATATTAAATTCTTTCGATGATCCTAATGATTTTCTAACTATTGATGGAAATAGAGATGTAAAGGAAATTAAAAAAAGAGTGAATGAAGTAATGACAGGTCAGTTTTTAGATGATGACGGTGGGGAAAAGCAAAAACTGTGGAAGAAATTATCTGGCAAACAACAAAGCGATCTAAAAGGACTTGCTCTTACTCGTTTAAATAAAACTTTGTCATTTTTGGACAACCAACAGAAAGCAGAAGATGAAAATGGTCAAAGAAATAATGATGCAGTAGCTAAAGGGTTATATGAAAAATTAAGTAATGGTACATTAAATATAGCAGACGTTGAAGGAGCAAAATTTTCAAACGATAACTATGGTCAAAATCTAAAAAGTGAATTTTTAGTATTAGCAGAAAATCTTCAAACTAATAAAATACGCACCTCTTCTAATTTTAATGCGATGAAAACAATTAAAGAACGAATTGTTGCACCTAACAATAAAATTTTTAGTGTTAATACACCATTTACACTAGGTAATGAAGAGATTGATAAGCCTTTAAGTATTCTTCAAAGACTTGCTTTAGATAAAGGCGATCCTAGAGCTTTAAGTCAAAATGACTTTGAACATCTTAAAACCCTTTTAAGTTTAAGAACAGATCAAATATCAATAGATAATAATAATGCTTATACAAAATTATTCAATTCATTAGAGGGAATGGTATACGATTCTACTAATAAAAAAGATACTTTTGGCCCACAAAGGCTTTTACAATTTCAAATGGATCTATTGAACAAATTTCAGGAAGGTTTAGACAATGGGATACCTGCATCTGAATTAATTGATCAAAAATCAGAACATTATGTTCCAAGAAAATTGGATATGAATGACTATATACGGACATCAAAAGAAATACAAAATGAATTTATGAACAGAAGAAAAAAGGAAGGGCCGTCAGATTGGAATACTATTATTTCTCCTGAGTTATCACAAGAGACAACTAGGACAGATATTACTCCAGATATGATAAGACCAGATGGCACAATTAAATCAGCACATGGATGGTTAGGGCCTATTGCCGATAGACAAGGTAACACTATGACAGAACTTTCTGTTAATTATAGTGATGTTCTTGATGCTAGACTTATTCCTTTATTAGTTCCTACTTTAACTGAAGATGAAATTGAAACATTACAACGCATAAAGTTTACTGATGATGGAAAAATTCCTGAAGGAGCAATTCCTAAATCTATAGAGAAAAAAGCAATTGAACATGCTAGAAAAAGAGTTGAACAGGGTTATAGTCCTTTTTATGAATCTTATACTGACTATATGATGCGTGTACCAAAAAAACCTAGTGGTAAGAATTGGGATGAACATAAAGCATCACCAGAATATCAACAATGGCTTAACTCAAGACCTCCAGAAGCAGTACAAAACTAAATGGGTGCTTTAAAAATTTTATCTGCTTCAGAAGAATATGATGCATTAGTTGCATCTGGTGCATCTGAAGAAGAGTTAGAGGAATACAGAACTTTTCAAATGGATGCAATGAGAGCAAGTGGTGCAAGTGATAGTGAAATTAAAAAAGAATGGGGTGTATCTGAACCAAATGTAGAACCAATAAAAAATTATTGGCAAAAAACGATCCAAACTCTTAAAGAAGTAAAAGAAGGTGCTGTTGGTAAAGATTTTGAATTTACAGAATATCTAGAAAGCGGTTATAACAAATCAATAATAAACCTTGTTACTCAATATCATTCTGATGGTGAACTACCTGCGGAATTTTATGAAGGTGAAAAAGAAGATACAGGATGGCTTGAAAGATATGTAGACAGCATGGCTAATATTGTACCTGATTTACCTGCTTACCTATTAGGTGCTGCGGTTACAGGAGCAATTACAAGAATTCCTACTGTATCAGCTTTTGGGGCAGGGTTTGTTCCGGGGTCAATAAGAGAAACATACATACAAGCATTAATAGATGGCGATGTTGATACATTTGGTGAATGGAGTGAATTATTTATAAAGCACGGTATTAAAGAAGGTGTAAAAGAGGGTATTGTATTAGCATCTGCGTATAAAGCACAAAAAGCAGTAAAAAATCCTTTTGGAAAATTTGCTACTCTTGTAGCTACATTTACAGCAGTTGGTTCTGCTTTAGAAGGTAGAATGCCCACAAAGGAAGAAATTGTTAATAATACGCTTGTGTTAGGAACATTGGGTTTTGGCCCAAAAGCAGCTAAAAAAATTTACGACGTAGTAAAAAAAGATCCTAATGCAAAACCAATTCATACTGTAGATGAAGTTTTATCTAATAAAAGATTAGAAGAAGACGTAAGAAGTGAAAATATAGATAAGCCTAGAGATAAAATTGATTTTACTAAAAAAGATGATAAATCTGCAAAGGATCAAAGTGGGAAACCTGAAGTTACAGAAAAAGACAAAGTTCCTCCTAAGTATGATGTTGAAGATATAGTTAGTGAAACAAAACCTAAAACAGAAAAACCTGTAGAGGAAAAACCTAAAACAGAAAAACCTGTAGAGGAAAAACCTGTACAAGAAAAAGAAATTGTAGATACAAGTCCTGAGTTTAAAAAAGTAGAGAAGGCTGAGAAAGCAGCAACTAAAAAACAAACTGAAGCAGAAAAACAATTAAAAGTATTAGAAGAAAAAATACAATTAGAAACTAAAAAAGAAAAAGTAACAAAATTAGAAGAAACTGTTAAAAAACAAAAAGAAAAAGTAGAACAATTAAAAACAAAAGCTGACCAGGCGAAACAAAACAAACAGGATTATTTAGATCAGCGAACAGAAAAACCTGTTGAAACAGAGATTGTAGAGCCAGAGGTTACAGTAGAATCTGCTCTTAAAAATGCAGAATCAATAGTTAAATTTGATATGCCGTCTATAGCATTACGAGAAAAAATTACTTATGCATCTGATTATTTAAAAGCACATTTTTTGGATAGATTATATCCAGTTTTTAAAACTGTCAGAGAGGCAGGTGAACGAGAAGGCTATAAAGACAAAGAAGGCCAACAACAAATTAGTGCTTATAAACTATTAAGAATACTAAGAGGTGCTAGTGCAGGTAGAGCAAGACATTTTCTTAGTCACGGCACATTGAATTTTAAAAATTTAGAAATTGTTGGTAAACCTCTTACGGAAATATTAAGACCTATTAAAGATTTAGATACTTGGAAAAATTTTTCTTATTACATGGTTGCTAAACGTACATTGGAATTAGCTAAAAGAGCAATTCCAACTAACATGACAGTTGCAGATGCAAAAGTATTAGTTGATTATTATTCAAAGCAAAAGATAGAGTATGAACCTAGTTATTGGAAAAAAAGATTACAAGGCAAGGAAAAAGTAGAAACTACATATGAAAAAATGGCTGAAGAACTTTTTCAGTATCAAGTAGAATTGATTACTTATCTTAAAGATTCTGGCATTATTAATAAAAAAATGTTTGATGTAATGATTGAATTAAATAAAGATTACGTTCCATTTTATAGAGTATTACTAGAAGTAAAACCCGGTACTAAAATAGTAAAAGTAGAAAAAGATGGTAAAAAAGAATGGCAAGTACAGGCTGAAGGAAATGTATTAGCTAAATTTGAAATTAGTAAACTCAATCCTTTAAAAAATAGCACAGCACAAAAACAAGCTGCTGAAAAATGGCTAAGAGAAAATTACAAAATTGATTCAAAAACAGGTTTAGGTCAGACTGTACGTAATCCTATAAAAAGGATTAAAGGTAGTGAAAAGGATATTATAGATCCAATAGAAAGTATTTTTAAAAACACTCTTCATTTTATTAATTTAGCTGAACAAAATAATGCAGCTTTAAAATGGATAGAAATGATAGAACGTCATCCTAATTTATTTCCACATATACAAAAATCAGTTGCTCCTTCAAAAGGATTAAAAGTTACTTTAAAAGAGTTAGAGAATGTTGTTAGCGACACATCAAAAATAGACTCTAAAGTTTTAAAAGATGATGGGTTTTCTATATTTAGAAGAGATAGTATTACTCCTACAGCAACAGAAATTGTAATTTATAGGAATGGTAAAAGAGAAGTATGGAATGTTGGCAAAGAGATAGCTAATACTTTTAGAAATTTAGATAAAAAGCAAATGAACTTTTTAGTAAAAATAATGAATTTACAAACTAGAACATTAAGAGCCGGGGCTACATTAGCACCTGACTTCTTTGTCAGAAATATAACTCGTGATACTGTTATGGCAGGTATATTAAGTGAACATGGATTTATTCCATTTATTCATACTGCACAAGGGGTATGGGCATTAACAACTAATAAAGCAGCAAGAGAAAAATTTCTAAGGTCTGGTGCTGTTCAATCAATGTTAGTAAGTTTTGATAGGCAATATTTTGATCCAGAAATAAAGACCGAATTATTAGGTAGAAACCTCCGTCAGCAAATTCAAAATCCATTAGAAGTTTTACGCATTTTGTCTGAAATGTTTGAATCATCATCAAGATATGGTGAAATGAAATTAGCAGAAGCAGAAGGAATAAAAAAAGGGTACACAGGCAGAGCGTTGCAAGAATATATTGGGTACGCAACTAGAGATGTAACTATTGATTTTGGGAAGATGGGTTTACAGGTTGAATCATTAAATTTAATTAGTGCTTTTTATAATGCAAGACTTCAAGGTTATGCAAAAATATTTGAAGGTTTTAGAGATCGCCCCGGGCAAACAACTGCAAAAATTGGAGCATATATTGTTACCCCAAGTATTTTGCTATGGATTGCAAATAGAGATAATGAAACTTATAAGGAATTACCACAATGGCAAAAAGATATGTTTTGGATTGTTATTACCGGGGAAGGTGCAGAAGAAAAAGTATGGAGAATACCAAAGCCTTTTGAATTAGGAATATTATTCGGAACAGGAACAGAAAGAACGCTAGATTGGTTAGCAGCAAATGAACCAGATGAATTAGAACGAATAATTAAAACGACAATGAAAGACGTTGGGAAAGGTGCTATCCCTTGGCCTGACACAATGAAAACATTAGTAGAACAAGGTGCTAATCATAGTTTCTTTAAACAAAGACCAATTGTTAGTAGAACAAATGAAAAGTATTTACCAGAATATCAATTTGGTGAATATACGTCTGAAACTTCAAAACTTTTAGGCAGAGGAATTTCTCATATTTTTGGCAATACAACTACTGCTGCATCACCAGATAGAATAGAGCATGTTATTTTGGCTTGGGGCGGTACACTTGGTAGGTATGTTTTACAACTTACAGATTATATGTTAATCCAAAGTGGAAAAGTTCCAGAGCCTCAAACACCATTTGATCAAGATGCTTTAGAAAATTTACCTGTTATAAAAGCATTTATGATTAGAAATCCAAATGCTAATTCACAATATATACAGCAATTTTATGATGAATTAGATGTTGTAAAAAAATTACAGAATACTATTACTAGAGCAGAAGAAAGTGGAGATTGGCAAACTGCTAATAAACTTTATGATCAATTAAATTCAGTAGACGTAGATTATTTATTAGATATTGAAAAAGTTTTATCAGAACAAAGAAAAATGATTAGGGATTTATCATTTATATCAAACGATGTAATGTCAAGAGCAGAAAAATCACATTATACAGATGATATATATAGATTTATGATAGATGAAGCAAAAGCAGGTATAGATGAAATAAATTATAGTAAGCATTTAATGAAAGAAAATAAAAAATCTTTCTTTAACCCAGTAGTACAAGAACCTATTATAGAGGAAAGAGGCATCGTGCAATGACAATTTCAACAACAAATTCGAGGAATGACTATACCGCAAGTAGTTCTCAGACTACCTTTGCTTATACATTCCCAGTAACAGCAGAAACGGACATTCTCGTTTATCAGGATGGTACGCTTAAAAGTTTGACCACGCATTATACTGTAAGTGCGACACCAACAGGTAACGTGGTGTTTGGTAGTGGTCTTGATAGCGGTACTAAAGTTGCCTTAGTTCGGTCAGTGCCACTTACACAATCGGCTGACTATGTGGAAAATGATCCTTTTAGTGCTGAGACACATGAAGATGCTTTAGACAGACTTACAATAATTGCACAACAAATTGATGAAGAAGTTGGCCGATCATTAAAACTTGCAGCCTCCTCTACAACTTCTAACCTGACTATACCTGAACCATCTGCCGACAAATACTTAGCATGGAACTCTGCTGCTGATGCTTTAGAGAATAAAGATATTGCTGCATTAGGCACTGTTACAGTTCCAATTTCTATAGCCAATGGTGGAACTGGAGCTACTTCTGCAATAGCAGCTAGAACTGCATTAGGTGTAAACAAAGGATCAGATATTGCTTCAGCAAATACTTTAACCGTAGGAACTGATGGTAACTATTTCGACATAACTGGAACAACACAAATCAACACTTTAACAGTCGCAGCAAATAGAGAATTTACTTTTCAATTTGATGGTGCGTTGGTGTTGCAACATCATGCAAGTAATTTAGACTTGCCTTCAGAGGCGAATATCACAACAGCAGCAGGAGATGTAGCATCATTTTTCAGTACAGGTGCTAATACAGTGCAATGTGTAAATTATACTAGGGCGAATGGTACATCTGTTGCAGCAGCAAGTAGCGATCTTGTTGACGATACTTCTCCTCAATTAGGCGGAGCATTAGACTGTCAGGGGAATGATATTACGGCAGCAGGAACTATAAAAATGACAGAACAAGCTAATGCGGAGGCCGATACCGCAGGAGCAGGACAAATTTGGGTAGATACTGCAACACCAAATCGATTTATGTTTACAGACGATGCGGGAACTGACTTTGGAATTAGCCCAACTTTTATATCAGCGGAACAAACTGTGGCTACTGATACAGCTTTGAATGTTTCACATGGGTTAGGAGCAAAACCAAAGGAATACACAATAACTTTAATTTGTAAAACGGCTGATGCCAACTATTCTGTCGGAGATGAAATAATGGTGAATAACATTAGTCATAATGGCTCAGATCAAGGCTACACGAGTTGTTGTGATGCAACCAATGTGTCCATTCTTCAAGGCGAGGAAATTCAGGCCATAAACAAAACTGGGTTTGACAAGTCTGGTTTAGACGTTAGTGATTGGAGATGGATAGTTAAAGCATGGCTCTAAGGGCTTTGAGAGGAATTTAAAATGACAAAATACTGGATAAACGATAACGGAACATTAAACCAAGCGACAGATGATTCGCAAGATTTATCAGATAGTTTGACAGAAGTTAATGTTGCACCACAATCAGGGAAACAAGTATGGAATGGGAGTGCTTGGACAGACCCTAATAAAGTTTTAGTAGATAAAAAAAGACGGAGCGAATATCCCGATCTGCAAGATCAGCTAGATACAATTTACTGGGATCAAAAAAATGGCACACAAAATTGGGTTGCAATTATTGACAAGGTTAAATCGGATAACCCTAAGTGACCCAAGTCCCCTGGTATATTAATTTATGTCTGTTGTTCCTACCACTGGCAATTTCAGTTATATCTTCACTCTGGTTAAATTTAACATTACGCAGGATCAATAGACAGGAAGGCGGAAAGCCTTGGACAATTAAGAAAAATTTTATAATGGCATTGTTGGTTTCAGCACCACTAGCAGGAATAATTTCTCTGCTTTTGCAAGGCCAACTTGAAGAATATATCTACATTGAAAATGGAACGCATATGGTTATGTTTGACATGATTGTTGCACCATTTGCAGTTCTTATATTACAAAATTTTCTCTTGTATTATTTTCAGCGTAAAAAATGGACTAATGCTTACAACTTTATTAGAGTGAAACATGCTTTACCGCCAGAGTATTACGCTGATGATGTGTCAGATTTTACAATAAAGCACTATCATAAAAAAAATAATAAATGATTATGTATAAGCACCCTGAAGGAGTTGTCAAAGCAATAGATTTTATTTTGTACTCCTGTTCAGGACTTACCTGTTTCTTAGCATATGTAGACCACTATGCCACACCAATAGCTTTGGGGATCGCATTGTTATCGTTAGTAGTTAGTTTGGTGTACAAACATTTAAATTATACTAACGAGAAAAGAAAATTAGACCATATGTTTGGTCAAGAGGATTGACTAATATAATTACCTGATAATTGAACTTCAGTACCCAGTATCCATTTACCGTAAGTTTTTGTAATCATACTAGTATCTTTATGACCCATCTGTTGTGCCAACCATTCTCTTGGAGCATGGTCTAAAAGCATGTTACTAGCAAAGCTGTGTCTAGTTTGATATTGATTACGATAGACTACCCCGGCTCTTTTACAGATCCGTTTGAAATTATTTTGTGTGTAGTTGGTTGTTAATGTTTCCCTAGCAACAGGATGCACAAAAACATAGTCATTAAAACTAGTTAAAAGTCTTTGTCTAGATAAGGCTTGTTTTGCTCTTGTAGGAGAACCATTAATTACTATTTGTATACTTCTAATACTGTCTTCAGTTTTTGGATCGCCCTCTTTACCATTGATTAGTCCTCTTCTAATTTTAACTTCATCAGAACCAATATCTTCCCATTTAAGTCCGTGGAGTTCTGATGTACGCATTCCTGTAAAGAATGCTGTCTCCCAGTAATTTTTCATATCACCTGCTTTTAACAATATCTTTTCAATTTCTTTTAAACTAAACGGATCGACCTTATGTGTCGATTTTTTTATGTCCAAAAACATATCAATCTTCGCCCCGGATAATGGGTATTTGATTTTCATAAAAGTTTCAGCAGACAACATATCATAAGTAGCCTTTAGAATTATCAGCCGGTTATTAATGGTATTTTTTGTAACTGCAAAAGAAGACAGCCAATCTAAAATAGGCTTTGGACTTTCCATTAATTCACAAACACCGTATTTACCAATAGCATCTTCTATAAGAGAGGCATCCTTACAATACTTTATATAAGTACTAGGACGTAATTTTTTCCTCTTCAATTGCAACATTCTGCGTATTGCACTTTTTAATGTTTCATCTTTAAGCGACATGCTCACCCCCTTTTTTTACCCTTTTGGCGACACCATCCATATAAAGAGGGTAAGCATATCTTATTTTTCCTCAATGACACAAGCGTTTTCTACCTTGCAAATGACATCGAAATCAGGCTTATGGTTAGCATAAGTCTTTGAAAACAACCAAGTTGCTAGAATAATACAAACACCAAGAATAATTGCAGCATATTCAACATCGCCATTTAGATTTAACATTTTAGAAATCTAAAAAGTCATCATCATTAGATGGCACAGGAGCATTACTACTGCTTTCCTGTTTTTCGCTTACTGCAATAGAAAGCATTGGTTTGCCTTTTTGTGTTACTTTTTTCCAAGCAGCAATATTTTTTTCTACTCCATCTACATTTATTGTGCCTGTCATATCTGGTGCTTTTTCATTATCACGTTTAAAGTCATTTTTAAATAAAACACCTCTATTAGTATTGTCATATTCTTCTGTCATGGATTATCTCCCATTTTATTTCAGGTAAGGTTGGTTTTGGTGAAGATTTTGAAAATCTCGGTGGTTCTGTTTTTGTCTCTATGTATTTAGTATAAATCTCTTTCAAATATTCAAGCATAACTGTAGCGTAATTTGGATCATAATTGATCTGAAACACTCTTATATGTTCAGGTGTCCAATAGGTTAAGAAAGCTTCTTTGCAACCTGTCACTTCCATGTTGAATTGAACTTGAGCGTAGTAATGCGGAGGTACTTCATCAGGTACAACTCGATAGAAAGGACATTTAAATTCAACCAAATTTCTACTTAACGTGAATCCGTCTGGAGTGCAGCCAAGATAATTATATTTGGTGTGAACGTAAAATTCTTGATCATCAAGAGTTTCTTGACAAAATTCACCACAAGTATTTTCAAATCCATTTAGGGCATCTTCCTCATGGTCATTCCCCCACTCGGTAGCCTCGCTGCCTTCAAATGTTTCCTCGCCCACAATTTGCCGGAAGGCTTTTTGTCTAGAACAATGTTTATTGACTCCAAGCAAAGCACCAACGGCTGAACCTGTGATCCTCCCTTCTCTGTCTTTACTCAGCATTGCGTTCTGCCTCTTTTTCATCTGCCTTTATTGCAATCTTTTTCAACTCATCCTTTTCATCTTGGGTAAAGCCGTCTAATTTTTCACCTTTCAATTCATTCCATTTATCTTTGAGTGAGGCATACCCTTGTTCAGCAGATTCCTCTAACTCTTTCTTTACTTCTGGATCAACTTCTTTTGCAACAACAGCAGAATCTCGTAAATCTTCATTCAGGTATAAATCAATGCCTAAACCTAGATAAGCAAGGCACTTAACTAGGCATCTTTGGTGTGCAGTATTGACTTGAAAACTGTCAGGATTTTTCGTTGCTTTATTCGCATAATTTAAAACAGGGAAAACTTCTGTAACTGTTTCATTGTCAGCAGACACAGATACTTTCACAAATGCCCATCCATTATGATCAAATGTATAAGGGAGTTCCGTATTGCCTACTTGAAAAAAATGTTTTTCAAACTTGAGGCTAGAACAATTCTGGTGCATCAATTTTAAAGCACCTGCCCAACTCAAATAATCAAGCCCATTTTTTTTCTCCACATATTCAGAAACATTTATTATGCTTAATCGTTCAAATAATTTTTGTTTTTTTGTCGCCATTTCAATTCTCCTTCAATTTGTGTTTTATCATATCTAACACATACGCATTCACTCTTTCGCCAATCATTGCAAAATCGCCATCATTTTCTGCAACAACCATCAGCAATTCAACAACATCAAAATCATTCCAAACTTCCTCTGCAATTTCTGAATATTGAGAGTGATTGCCTGTTGCAAATTCGTCAATGGTTTGCCTGATAATTTCGTCTTGAGTGAGTTTTTTCGGTGGTCTGATCGGAGTAATATTATTGGTCATGGCTCACCTTCCTTACGTTAGTGACAACGCCATCGGTACACAGAATATTTACTCCAGTTTTCTCTTTGATGCGTTTAGCTAGTTCTTTCAGGTCTTTTTTAGACCATTCAGAGACACGCTCAATTAACTCCCTACTTTCGTTCTGTACTAATTCTCCATTTTTTTCATCTAATTCAGACAAAGTAAGCTGAGACATTTGTAACCTCCTAATTCGTTACGTTAATGTATTATATTTCATACACTTATGCCTCTTTCTTAAAATAGTTTGCAATAGTCCTTTTTTTCTATTATTCTGTTTTTCCATGAAATGTTTTACATTAATACATGGAATAAATCAACAATTAATTCATAGCAAAGGCCGAAAAGAGCCAAAACCTCCTAGAACTGGGCGGTCGAAAGATCGCCCTTCTTTTTAGTATGGCAGGGGATTGGATTAAGTTTGAAAATTGCACCCCGGACAAGCCAGAGGTGTGGGCTTTGGCGGAACGGTTAGAAATTGATCCTGATGCCGTCATCGGTAAACTACTCAGAGTATGGATTTGGTTCGACAGACAGACCGAAAATGGTAACGCTCCAAGCGTTACAAAATCGTTACTCGATAGTAACGTATGTTTGAAAGGGTTTTGTGATGCGATGATTTGGAGTGGTTGGATGGTCGAAAAGAACAACCGTATAACACTAACAAATTTCGATAGACACAACGGTAGTACCGCTAAGAACCGCATTTTAACTGCAAAAAGGGTAAGTAACAGTCGAAATAAATGTAACGGAAATGTAACGGTTCAAGCGTTACCAAGAGAAGAGAAGAGAAGAACTAAAGATAGTTCAAATTTTGATACCTTTTGGGATCGTTATCCAAGAAAAGAAAACAAGAAAAAATCTAAAATTGCATTTGATAGGTTAAATAAAACAGACCAACAAAAAGCTATTGATGATATTAAAAATAGGTACGATGGCTGTGAAAAGAAATTTATACCTTTGCCAACTACCTACATTAATGGGGCTAGATGGGAAGATGAAATAAAACAAAAGGAATCTATAAAATGGACATAGTCAACCCTTCTGACTATAAGAATTTTACACCTCGTTATGACCCCGGGAAAAATATTCGCAACACCAAAACTGTCGCCATCAAATCGAATGAAAGAAGATTGAAGGTTGATGATGGGGAACTTTTTTATTTACCTTTTGAAAAGACACATGCCACATTCAACTTTAGACCACAGGAGCTGACGTTGTGGGCAGGTGAAACCAAGTCAATGAAGTCGATGTTGACAGGGTTTTGTCTCATGTCATTAGCGTTGCAAAATCAGGTAGTTTCTATCGCATCATTTGAAATGCCAATTGAAGATACTTATGATCGCATGTGTTCAGCCTTTACCGGCACACAGGATTTTACTTCCAAACAGTCAACTGAATTTGCAGATTTACTTTTTAGAAAACTCTGGTTTTTGGAACACCAATCAACAATCGGCATCCGGGAGGTTGAAAGATTTATAGCATATTCTGCTGAAGTCTTGAATGCGAACCACGTTATGATTGACAGTTTAATGATGATCCATGTGGAACATGCTAAAGACAATAATTTGGTTCATAAGATTTACAAGGATTTTATCGTATCGCTAAAGAACTTAGCAAAAATGTACGACATTCAAGTTCACTTGGTTACGCATTTCCGTAAACCTGACCACAGAGCAAAAACGCCAAGTAGATACGATATATTCGGAACAAGTTCTATCCCTAATATAGCTGATAACATTTTCATGGTATCTAGGAATCGAGATAGCGATGTTGACGAACCGGACCTCTACCTTAAATTAGATAGTCAACGGAAAGGAAAAGACGATATCACCTACGGCTTGTGGTTAGATTCATCATTTCAGTTTTTGCCAAGCTACACAAGTATGCCTTTATCAGCAGAAGAATTTAAACGAGGAATGTTTTTGATATGAGGACAATCAATGTTAAACAACTTAAACCATACGAGAAACAAAAACTCTGGAAAAAGATTAAACAAAAATCGCCAGACTTGGAAAGAGTTTTACTTGAATTTAAACAAGTATTCTACACCGAAGAAAATTTATCCAACGGCATAAGGCTAGAAAGAATACAATGGCTTTTAAAGTAATTGATTTATTTTCAGGAATTGGTGGATTTAGTTTAGGTCTTGAATCTACCGGGCATTTTGAAACAGTAGCGTTTTGTGAGATAGAGGAATTTCCTAGAAAAGTTTTAAAGAAACATTGGCCTAATATTCCAATTTATAGAAACATAAAAGATGTCAAAGCAAAAAGACTTATTTCAGACGGAATCGAATGTGACGTTGTCACCGGGGGTTTCCCCTGCGTTGACATTTCAACATCAGGCAGACAAAAAGGAATTGAAGGAAGTCAGTCTGGACTTTGGAAAGAAATGTACAGAGTCATTAGCCAGTTACGACCAAAGTACGTCATCGTGGAGAATGTCTCAGCTTTGCTTAGTGGGGGAAATGGAAGGTGGTTTGGTAGAGTACTCGGAGACTTGGCCAGACTGCGGTACGATGCAACGTGGTACAGCATATCGGCAGCACAACTTGGTGCTTTACACAAAAGAAAAAGGGTCTTCATTTTATCCTACCCCGGCAGCACACGAAGGAAGATTAGGTTATCAGAGGAGAGACACAGGGAAAAAGGGAACACAAAAAAGCCTAACGACAGTAGTAGTAGATTTGGAGGGTGGGAGAAACAAAACTACTGGGCAACTGAACCCAACGTGGGTAGATTGGTTGATGGGATTCCCAATAGGGTGGACAGACTTAAATGTTTAGGTAATGCGGTAGTGCCTCAAATAGCAAGACTACTTGGCGAAACAATTATACAACATGAAAATGCACATAATAGACTTGATTAAATTTATTTTATTACTACCGATAATAGTTATTATTTTTATTTTTGCATATATACTAGCGTGGTGTACACATGAAAAAAATAGCGATCTATGATGTAGATTCAAAAATACCGAATTTAGCATTAATGAAAATTTCTGCCTATCACAAGAAACAAGGTGATCAAGTGGAAATGTATGTGCCTCTATTCAAAGACAGCTACGACAAGATTTACGCATCAAAAATTTTTAATTTTTCAGATGGATCGTTGTTAGATGAAGAAAAAATGATCATTGGTGGTACTGGATACGATATGATGAAAAATTTGCCTCAAGAGATCGAGGATATGAAACCAGATTATTCGGTGTATCATTATCCTCACAACATTGGATTTACACAGCGAGGATGTAGATTGAAATGTTCTTTCTGTGTTGTGCCTGAGAAAGAAGGCAAACCAAAACCGTACAACACGATTGATGAAATATGGCAGCAAAGAGATTCTAACTTCATTATGCTCCTTGATAACGATTTCTTTGGAAATCCAGAATGGCAAAAAAGGATCGAGGAAATTAACAAATACAATTTACAAGTTAATTTTAATCAAGGCTTGAACATACGGAATATCAAAGAGGATCAGGCATTAGCATTGGCATCTGTTAATTTCACAAATGCTCATGCGACAAAAAAACAAGTCACATTTGCGTGGGATGACCCAAGGCATGAAAAATTAATTCATAAGGGTATAGAAAGAGTAATTCATTGTGGGTTGAAACCATATCAAATGGCATTTTATGTTCTAATTGGCTACCACTCAACAGAGGAAGAAGATTTGCATAGAGTGGAAACATTAAGAAATTATGGCTGCGATCCTTACGCTATGCCGTATGACAAATTTGATAATTATCAAAAAAAGTTTACACGATGGGTTAATCATAAGGCAATTTTTAAAACTATTCCTTGGAAATATTATAATTCTAGCACAAAAAATAAATATATTGATGAAAACCAAATGGGGTTATTTAATGACTAAATACATTAGAGATGGAAAAAAAATATTAAACACAGAAACAGGTGAATCACAGATTTTTGATTCTATAAATAAAGCAAAAAAAGAGAGTTTTAGTATGCAATTGCTTGAAGGAAAAAAAAGCTATGGTGGCAAAAACACACCTCTTGGGAATGCAGCAAATAACTTGTTAGCGGTTGGTGATATATGAAAGCTGATGTCGAAATTAATCAAGAACAATGCGACAGAGCATTGCAAGAATATTTGTTAAGTTTAGAAAGTTTAAATTTAAAAGGATTCGTATATATGCCAACAGTAAAAAATTACAAGATTGTACAAAGTAGAACAGAAAAAAGACCAGATTTAGCTGTGCTTAATGATGGGGATAAATCTTGGTGACGATATTAGAAAATTTATTTGTGCTTTGTATTGCATTGCCATCTTCATACACCAATATGATTAAAATTGATTTGCCAGAAATTTATACAATTATAAAAAATGAAGAAGAATTACAAACTGTGCAAAATACTGTTTGCAATGTCACATTACTAGATCAGTGTCATTCTGAATGGTTATGTGTTAAGCCATACGAATCAAAATTAGCGATAACAAAACCAGGTGTACAATATTTTATTGCTAATACACAAATTGGCACTATGGCCTATACTGTAAAAAGATGAAATGTCCTAAGTGTGGTTATGAACTACCAAAAGCTATTATGCGTAGTGGTCAGCAGAACAATCTTCAATGGTTGTGGGCAAAAGAGGCTGCTGAACAGTTAAGTGAATACTCAGTTGAGGAAGAACAAAGACAGTGTAAGTTTTTGTATGGTTTACCAATATTAAAAAGGAAAGAAAATTTTATAGAAAAGTGGAACAAAATAATAAGCCACGCAACACCAGAAGAAATGCTTTATGAAAACCAAGTTGAACTCATGGAATTTATTCCTATTTCTTCTGTAATGACAAAAAGGGAATTTCAGGAATATTTAGATGCTTGTTATCAGCATTATGCCGGAAGAGGAGTTAATTTAACTCAACCTGACGAGGTGAAATATGGATAGTCCGATCAATCCGCAGTACCACGAATATGTAAATGATACCAAAGATCAAATACTCAATGATCTTGGATTCGACAATGATTTAGATTTAATGCTTTATCTGCAAGAGCAGAGCGAACCAGTAGTCAAATTTATTGAAATGCTAAATGAAAATGGTTGGTGTTTTTACCATTCAATAGATGAAGAAGTCATACCAGTTGTTCATTGGAAATCAATCAGAGAATCTTATCCTCCAGAAAAACAAAGGGTGTTAGTACTAACTATGGATAAAGAGATAAAAATTGGTTATATGCATACACCATTTGAGGATCGAGAATGGAGTTTAGACAACGATAATAAACCTTATGGATTATCACATGTTACTCATTGGCAAGAATTACCAGAATTTGTAGGTGTCAACGATAGAACTAATGAAAATGTTCGGCAAAAACATCGTGAAGAATTGAATGATTGGTTGGAAGAAGATAAATTGCCTGAAAATGTTAGGGGTGCTTTAGGTAACTTATGAAACTAACACAGGCTGATATTCAATTCAGTAAGTGTGTCAGAGAAAGAGCCAATTGGATCTGTGAATATCCTAGTTGTGGAGCAATAAGTGAAGAAGGCAGGGCTACATGTGGCGATAGAACCATGCAATGCAGTCATTTTCTTTCTAGAAAATATAAAATAACTAGATACCATCCAGATAACTGCTTGTGTTTGTGTGCTACTCACCATGAGCTAGTTGAGAATAATCCTTTCTTACACAATAAAATTTTTACTCAGGTCATGGGTGATGGCATGGCCGAAATGATCACCGAACTTAAAAATGATGCCCTATATAAACCCTTAGGAGGATGGAAAACTTTTGAAAAAGAGGCTGCAAAACATTATCGCAAACAACTTAAAAAAATGAGAGATATGAGGTTAGATGGAAAATTAGGGAGAATTGAATTTGACGGATATCAATAATAATATGAATCTTATTAGTCTTGGAGCAGGTGTACAATCTTCTTGTTTAGCTTTAATGTGTGCTAAAGGCGATATAGATTATAAAGTATCAGGAGCAGTATTTGCAGATACTCAGGCAGAACCAAAAAATGTGTATGTCTGGTTAAAATATTTAAAAGAAGAAATTGCTAAATTGCCTTATTCATTTCCTGTACACATCGTTACTTTTGGAAGTTTAACTGAATATGCATTACAGGATCGTTACCATAAAGAAACAGGCCAATATTATGTAAAAACAGTTATTCCTGCGTTTGCAAAAAATGAAGATGGAAGTGTTGGTTTGTATTGGAGAACTTGTACAAATGATTTTAAAGTTGTTCCTGTAAGAAAAAAAATGAAAGAGTTACTGGGGTATAAAAAATATCAACGTATTCCAAAAGAAGTATATGTAAACAATTTAATGGGCATTTCTTTTGATGAAGCACACCGTATGAAACCAAGCAAAGTTGAGTATGTTAAAAATATTTACCCTTTAGTTGATATAAAATATAGCAGATTACACTGCTATGAGTGGATGAAAAAAAATGGTTACAAAGAACCTCCAAGATCAGCATGTAGTTATTGCCCATTTCATAGTGATGAAGAGTGGATACGTTTAAAAAAAGAATCCCCGGAAGATTTTAAATTTGCTGTTGAATTTGAGAAAACATTGCAATCTAAGGTAAAAAAATCTGAAAGAATAAATTCAATGCCTTATTTACATCGAAGTTGTGTGCCACTAAGCCAAGTTGAATTTGATAAAAATAAAAATTTAAATTTATTTGGTAATGAATGTGAAGGTCAATGTGGTTTATGAAAAGTTTTTTTGAAAGTTTAATTGATGTTGGATCAGGTTTTTTCTTAGCAGTTGTTGTCCAATTATATATCTTTCCTATATTTGGATTTTACCCAACGATATTTGACAGTATGGGTATTGCATTAATTATGACTTGCGTATCTATAACGAGATCGTGGATGTGGAGGTTAATTTTTAAAAAATATGCGTAAATATCCTTACACAAAAACCTGTGTGAAATGTCACCAAAAAAAAGACAGGAAATTTTTTAAGCAAGGTTTAGGCACTCATGGTAAATCTGATATATGCAATGATTGTTCACCAGCAGTTAAAAAATACCGCTATGGCAAAACTCTTGTTATAAAAGACAAATCCAAAAGAGAAAAAATAGAGAGTAAAAATTTCATCCCCCCAAACAGCTATTATTACAAGTTAGCAGACGAATCAATTAAAGAAGAAACGGTCAAAGTAGACCATAAAGAGTAGTTGACAATATCAAATTCCCATACTATACATATAGTATAGTTAAATTTTCTCATAATTATGTCTTTATCTGACGAGCAAACCAGAGAAGAAGTTATCGATGAAATAGTCAACCTAGTCCAGAACGGAAAAAATTCCCTAACCCAAAAGCGATATGACCTTACTGACAAATATTTCGATGATATTCTTGAAAATGTACAGATTCTTGAAGAGTCTGTAGGCGAACTGCACCTATGAAAAATGATACAGAATTGATAGATGCCATTAATCATTTAACGGCACAAGTAACTTACAACAATTTAATTTTTACAGAGATCAGGAATTTGATGACAACGCATGAGGTTATTTACATTCCAGAACCTGAATCTAGTTCAATCCATTGAGATTAATTGACTTTATCAAAAAGCACGAAGGACTGAGATTACAGGTTTACGAGTGTACAGCCGGTAAAAGAACAGTTTTTTATGGCAGAAATATAGACGACACTCCATTCATGCCAGATGAAATAGTTGCATTAATACAGGACGGAGCAACAGAATGCACGGCAGAATTGTGTTTAAAAAATGATATTGAGTGGGCTACTTGTGCGTTAGATCAAATATTCGCAGATTGGAATAGTTTTAGCGACAACAGAAAGACAGCCTTAACAAGCGTTATGTTTAATCTTGGCAGAGGCAAATTTATGAAATTTAAACGAATGATCGCAGCAGTGCAAAATCACGATTGGGTTGGTGCAGGTGTCGAATTGATGAACTCAAAACGTGGTGAACAATTAAAAAACAGAACAGCAGAAGAAATGGATCTATTAATTCAAGGTTAATTGGTGAGTAAATTTGTCATTATCCTAGTACTCTATTATCACGATGGGAGAGTTGACGAGTTGAACACAAGCTACTTTTTTCCCACAGCAATAGAGTGTGCCAAGTTTAAAACGAATCAAAGATTCAAAGATTTTTTAAATGATACGTTTAAGGATAAAGGAATTAGATATGTTAGACCTCATTGTAGAGTGAGAGAAATGTTACCCAATGAAACAATAGCGAGATTGAAATGATCCAAGCATTAATAGGCCCAGTTGCATCGTTATTAGATAAATTTATAGAAGACAAAGACCAGAAGGCGAAACTTGCCCATGAGATTTCAACTATGGCAGAACGTCATGCCTTGGAACTTGCTAAAGGGCAATTAGAAATCAATAAGGTCGAAGCCCAACACAGGTCATTGTTTGTCGCAGGTTGGAGGCCTTGTTTAGGTTGGGGATTATCGATAGCGATGATATGGCACTTTGTGTTAGCACCATTTGTTATGTTTGTATGTGCATTTGCCGGTGTCGATATACCAGACCTTCCATTTTTTGATATGGAGTCTTTAATGACCGTCTTGTTAGGAATGCTAGGTCTTGGATCGCTTAGGACCGTAGAAAAAGTAAAAAATTTAACTAAATGACCTCCTGAGAGGCCGAAATTCGCATTTATATTGAAAAGAGATATTACAGCATCTACCAGAATAACGAAGAAACAATACTTACGAATGAAAGAATTAATCGAATTAACAGAAGATGGGATGAATATAATGTTAAATAAAATCAAAGAATTGTGGACAGACTGGACAATCATATTGGAAACTTTGCCTAGATTTATTTGGTATGCAGGATATTTTTTGTTGGGGTATCTGATAGGCTCTTGGTAGCATGTTCATTTTTTGGGATATCGAGACTGCTCCAATGGAGTGCCTCCAATTTCAAGCTAAAACAGACTACATTACACATGACTGTGTAGTAGAACCAACGACATTAATTTGTGCAGCATGGAAGTATAGTGGCAATAAAACTATACACAGCGTAGAAATTAATCCCCGACAACCACGGAACGATAAAAAGGTTGTAGTGGAATTACATAAAATGTTGATGGACTGTGCTGAAAATAACCACATATTAGTCCACCAGAATGGTGATCGGTTTGACATACCTAAGCTAGAATCTAGAGCAATTTACTACGGACTTCCCCCTTTACCAAAGTTGACCGTAATAGACACTTTAAAACAAGCGAGAAAGTTTGGCTTTGATTATCACAGACTAGACTTTTTAGATCGTCATTTATGTGGTGCAGGGAAGGTAGAACACCGTGGCTTTGCTATGTGGAAAGATATTATTTCTAAGCATAGTGATTTAAAAACTAGAACCAAAAGTTTGAAGGAAATGGTTCATTACTGTCGTGGTGACATCAAGAGCCTTGAAAGGGTTTTTAAAAAACTCAGGCCTTATATGAAACAATTCCCAAATATGAACTTCTGGCAAGGTACAACAGACTGTTGTCCTAATTGTGGATCTAAGAACACTATATTTCGGTCACAGCCTAAGTTCACTTTAACTAGGGCATACAGAAGAAAAAGTTGCAACGATTGTCATAAATGGCATCAAGAAAGTAAATCTATAAAGGATTATCAAGCACAAGTTAAATTGTGATTTTAAAACTTGAGGTATTCGCCACCGTTATAACTGTTGTTGCTGTGTATTTAATTTCGGAACAGCATTATTTATGGGGTTGGATAATTAGTTTTTTCGCAGATTTATTATGGGCTCTATGGGGTTACTGGAAAAATGCATATTACTTAGTAGGACTACAAATTTTATTAGCCATAATTGCACTCAACGGAATTATAAATGCCTTACAAGTATAAAAAATATCAACTGTGCGAAATTAGATGGCTAGACCACGCAGGATCTGGAGGTTGGACTGAGGAGTCTGACTTTTTAGAAGCCCCAATTGAATGCCGTAGCATAGGATGGCTTGTAAGAGAGGATAAACAACGGTATTTTTTAGTTAATACTTTGAGTTCAGATGCCGGGCAAGGAGGCTGTAGTGAGATCTTAAAGGCCACCGTTACCCGGTTTAAGGTCATTAGAAAGAGTTTCTAATTGGTAGGTTCATCTACTTCTTCATCTTCTTCATCTGTTATTTCTATGCTTACACTTTCTAATGGTTGTAGATAATGCACTAATTCGTTCATATCGCCAAAGTTAAGCAATTTAGAATAAAGCACTACTCCGACTCTAGCATCATCAAGAATAATCATGGTAGCACCATAAAATTGAACGCACCTACCATTATGATTTATGTTAATAGGTCGTCCAATTATTCTACTGAACTCGTAAAAAGCATAAAATACATCAGGTGTAAAAGGTATTTTTTTAACAGCCATAGTTAATCTCCTAGTTTAAGGTCATTAGAAAGAGTTTCTAATTAAATACGAGCTTTTTCGTATAATTTTTTAGCACCACTGTTGTTTTTAAATCCATATTCAGACGCAAAATCCATTGATGAACTCATATAAGCATCTTGAGCAATACCATATTTTTTAATAAATTTACGAATAATTGAAGGATCAGAAGATGCAACACTAGTGTCATCTTTTGAGTGCAATACTATTTCCCCATTAGAACAGGAAATAAAATCTATTATTTTTTTGTTACTCATAATTTAATCTCCTAGTTTAATTATCGATAACTACTACCGAGTACCAACTTGTAATTTCGTAAGAATAAAGGCCAATTTTTTTCAATTTTTTAACCATTTTTTCTATAGTAGAATAATCTGGGTTAGCATAGTCGTAAGAAAAGTATTCACCTAGTTCTGAACCTTCATAGACAACGACTAATTCTACATTCTCACCCACAGATTCACCCCAATGTTCTTCCCATCCTTTAGGGGTATAGAAAGTAGTGCAGCCACCTGTGCTTAGTTCTTTCTTTTTTGCAAATTTTTGGATCTTTTTAGCTGCAATCTTTCCTAATGGGCTAAGACCCTTTGGGATAATAAAACCTTCTTTAGAATAAGACATATTTATTCTCCTATAAAAACAACTTTAACAGAATGAACAATGCCGTCTTGAATATCTGCATAAACAGAATATTCACCATCGCCGTGACCTGATGAAACGCATACACCAACACCTTCATGTCCGAGTTGATAGTTAAGTGATGCGTGAGACTTATTGACCATAGAGGATCTTAATCGTTCCCATGTAATTTCTGGCTCTACAGAATCATCATCAGGTAGTATGTAGCAAGGATCACCGACCCATACCATACCGGCATCAACACCAATTTTACCAATTAGTTTTTTCGTAGATTTTGTTTTGTGTAGAGGATCTGTAGGCGGTACATTATAATTTTCACCATCATCTAAATCATTAACGGAATATTTATATCCATCTGGTAAATTTCTAACATCGGTCACAAGACCGCCAAACATTTCTATTTCAATAGTTTTTTTCATAGCTTTCCTCCTGAGAGTTTTTGAATGACAGCCTGAGTGAAAGTGATGCCTTTTTTATTTGCATCGTTATTTAATTTGTCAACGATTTTAACTGGTAGCCGTATCGAACATGACACAGTACCGCCATCGTATTTGGATTTATAAGACATAGTAATCTCCCTTAAATAAATTCATCGGTTGTTTTTGCGGTTAGTACTACTTCATTAACAGATACACCATCACGCTCAAAAATATCTAGTGTATTTTCAACTAGTGTTTCTAGTTTTTCGGATTCAATTAAACCATCAAGTGTAATTGACCCGACTTTTTTTTCCTTTTTAGTAGGTTTACCGCCTTTCTTGCCAGATGCGATAGAATATCTGTTTGTAATTTCTAAATTTACATAATCATATAAAATCATAATTTAATCTCCTATATTTAAATTTGCACCGTTTTGTATCTGTAAATAGGGTATCTATAAATGCGATGTACGTTTTCTGAATTTGCTATAAGTTCATCTTCTAATAATTCTTGTTTAACTTTTTTGAATATTGCATCTCTTCGTTTTTTTATTTCTTCTTTTGTCATTTTATTTTTTCCTTTTGTTTTCATTTTAATGAAGTTTAAGGTGTATTACATATCGGAATGTATTACAGATTTAAATGTATTACAAGTAAAGAATTGATATTTTTGTTGGGATTTAGGTTTAAAAATTTGCATCGTTATTTGCATCGTTATACGCATCGTTATATAAAAAATACCCCGGAAATTTTGACCAGGCCAATTTTGCCTTTATAATCAATGGTTTATAACTGTTAAAAAGAAAAAAAAGAATAAAAAAAACCCGGGATTATTCCCGGGCTTAAATGGTGGGATCTATTTTTTAGTTAATCCAGTTTAGTTAATCCAGTATGACCCCGATGTATTAAATCGTCTAATACTAGACATAAAACCGGTAAAACACAGATTCCAAGCCATAACCTAACCCATAACGGAATGTGATCAAATAACCCTAGTATAAAATATATATCCATCATTACCCCCTGATTTTTTGGCCAATTGAAATATGTTTTTCTAGCAATTTAGGATTTAGATTAATTATGCCATCAATTAGGCATTTAACCCTTTCTTTTGAATCGCTACAAAGTACAACAGCCGGGTTAATTTCGCACTTATACCCGGTACTACTACTATTTATAGTAAAGCCTTTATATTGCATAAGATACCCCCTAGTTTAGACTAAAATTAATTTTTTAATGCTAGATTTTAGATTTTCTAGCTCGAATTTTTCACAATGATCCGGATATTTTAAATCTAGATGAATTAATTCATCTATATATTCGAATCTCATACCATTAGGGTCATTTAATGGTTCATTTATTAATTTTTTTAAAACTTTGACGTATTTTTTCTTGAATTTTTCGTATTTCATAAGATACCTCCTAAATATCAATTATAAAGCCGGAATTGTCATTTTTAGCTAATTTAGCATTAGCTATAGGTTTTTTATAGATTAACCCTGCAATTGTGTTTTTAGGGTCTAGAAAACGTAAATCATTGTCATCAGCATTAATAACGGTATAGCCTTTGCTGTACCATGTTGGTCGGTAGGTGTCGGGTAATTTATCCTTAAATACTGCGGATACATTACCCCCCATTCTTAATATTTTATTAGAGGCCTTAGCATTAATTTCATTTAGAGAAAATGTAAGGCTGTAATTGCTAGGCCATTTATCACCCTTTAAGAATTTATACATTCTACGAGGAATTTTTGTATAGTCATAACAGATAAGATCCGGGAAAGTTTCAAAAACGGATTTTCCATCATGTTTTATATTTTCGAAATTGATGTCACTAGTACCATTTAACCGTAGGCATGGGGTTAAATCCCTTTTCTTAGCTTTGATAATAAAATTATCTATTTCCTTTATTAACTGAGCCATAAACAAACTACGGTCATTATAAAAATATTTCGTTTTATTAATGCGTGATTTATTAACCGCTGGGAATCTAGCATTACCTGCATAAAATATACAAGATTTTCTACAGCCTTCCGATGACATCGGGCAGGTATTAAAGCCAGACTCAGTATGCGGAGCAAGGTATAAAATCGCTGTTAGATAGCCTTTTTTCTGGCCTTTAACGGTCTTAGCGTTTTCATCTATGTTAAGTAGTTTCTTATTGTACTGTTGCATTATAAACCCCCTAAATATTGCATTATTATATTAATACTGTTTTTTGTAAGATCCCACAATTTGAACCGTTATTTTTAAAGATACATCTACTAATTAAAAAAAACGGGTCTTCTTAACCCCTAAACCCCGGCAACAATGTGTAAACCGGGGTTATTATCGGGGCTGGAGGAAGAGACTATTCTGTATATCTAGCAATCAATACTTTTATATCATTTAAAAGATAATCATATCCATCTATTTCAGACTGCGAATCTATTTCATATTCTTTTGCGTTTTTTACTATACGTTTTAATTCAAGAATTATGTCTGGTTTTTTCATTTATTCACCCCCTAGTGATGATATAAAAACCTACGATTAAAAAACAAGCTCCAAAAATTTCAAGGCCTACAATGTAGGCTTGGAACAAGCCCCCGAAAGTGTCGGCGAAATTTACTGTAAAAGCTACCACAAAAAAACTACAAATAGTCAATGTTATTGCTACATTTAAAATCTTGCTCATTATAATTTAACCCCCGTATTTGCATTTAATAAAACCTCATAACCTAAAGATTTAAGAATATAAATATCGTGTTTATCTAAAGTCTTTTTACCCGTTAAACTGGTTAATAATTTAGATTTTTCGCAGTTCGGGTAAATTAGATCGTTACCATATACAGTTTTTGTCATTAGATTAATTGTCATTATAAAACCCCCCACGCTGTGCCATCGTTTAATAGATAGCATTGTTTAAGAAAATCTACTTTAACCCCGGCAACATGAAAGTATTTATCACCGTTTTTAGGATTGAAATTAATTCTTACAGCCTCAGCAGGTAAAGCCGGAATATTATTAACGGTAGCATTCTCAGATTTAAACCACGCAAAAACTGCACGTTTAGCCCCGGCCAAACATTGTTCAAACTTTTTACCTGATGGCTGTTTAATGCTGACATTCTCAGCATATATGCATATTGCACGGCTAACTGGTTCACCATTCAATTGAATGGACCACATATCACCGCCCTTAGCGTTTAAGTTTCTATAAAATTTATACATAGTATTAATCCTCCATAGATCAAGTTTCGAATATATAGTGTATTACATTACTAAGCAATAGCTAATATGAATAAAAAACAGAATAAAAAGACTAAGACTAAGAAAAAGAATAAACCGTATTAACCCCGGTTTATTCTAATGTAATCAGGGTGTCAGCTGACAACGTCTAGATGATGTCTTTTGTATACTCACCCTGAGCCAGAAAAGTTTCTACAATTTTATATTTTGTCTGGCCGGGGTCGGCTAAGTAATTGAAATTATTAGAAAGTAGAGATGAATAAATCATCTAATTGTTGCAAAATCAATGACTTAAGAGCCTGGAGAGGCCCTACCCCCCCAAAAAATTTTCATAGTGATATATATATAGTTGTATTCCCACACCGGAGGGTTGAAAAATCCTAACACTCATTCCCCTAGATTTATCAGAGGCTAATGGTGCAATACAAAAATGGCATAGACACCATAAACCTGCTGTTGGTCATAGGTTTTCTTTAGGATGTATTAACAATGATGGGGAACTAGTAGGTGTTGCTATTTGTTCCAGACCAATAGCAAGATTAACTGATCAGAAATTTGTATTAGAGATAACCAGATTAGCAACTAATGGTACTTTTAATGCTTGTAGTATTCTTTTAGGTGCTGCTGCAAAAACAGCTAAAATTTTAGGGTATGCAAGAATTGAAACTACGACTTTAGATAAAGAATCGGGTTCTAGTTTAAAAGCTGTTGGATGGGATTCTAAACCTGTCAGATTCCATGCAGAAGAATGGGATACTAGAAATAACAGGAATGTTAATTGTCAGCAAGAAAAAAAGATAAAATGGTGGAAAGATTTAAACCCTAAACCAGAAATTATGCCTATATCAAAATATAAAAAATGAAAAACAAATTACTTAAAATAGTTAGAACCCCTTTGTTCAGACAGAGAATAGTATCTGATAAAACTAAATACAGCCGTAAAGGTAAAAACAAAAGGATCAATAATGTTAACAGGTTTAGATGACTGTATTGTTGGTACTGATCAAAATGGCTACATAGTTTACGATTATAAAAAAATAGTTAATCATTTTATGTTAGATGACAACATGAAATTAGACGAAGCAATTGAGTATGTTAATTTTAATGTACTTGGATTAAATGGTAATTTTACAGTTGTTTTTTCGTATAAAGAAACAAAAGATAAAAGGAATATATATGCCCACTAAAAAGGATGCAGATCCAAAACTAACGAACCGGCAGATTCATAATGCCAGAGGCTTAGTTGCAACTAGGCTGACTAAACTTCTAAACAGAGAGGCTAAGATTGCTTTGGGCGAAATAGAGGCAACACCAACTCAGGTTAATGCTTTAAAAAATCAGATCGGCAGATTAATGCCTCAATTATCTGATATTACCTATACAACAAATGATATGAACAATTCAGAGATAGAAACTGAATATAATGCTTTAAT